GCACACGTTATTGCTCCCAGCCCCGTCGGCCGAGTGCATCGCGGAGGACAAAAAGAGAAAAGAAAGGGAAATGACGACGATCAGAAAAAGGTTATTTTTGGATGTTTGGAGCCAAACGTTGGGGTCGGTCAAGGCGACGTGCGAAAGAACGAAAGTGCCGAGACAGACTTATTATGACTGGATGCGCGATGATCCGGAATTTGCTCAGGCGATATACGGATCAAGGGCGGCAATGCTCGAGGACTTGGATCAGCTCGGGAAACTGCAGTGCCTCAAAGGTGACGGGTCAATGATTCGGTTTTATTTAGAAAGATTGCATCCGGACTTCAAGGCCAAGCTAAAATTGGAGGGCGGCCCGGCAGTGGGCGAGAAATCGCTCGAGCAGGAGTTCGACGAAATCAATTGGATGAACGACAATAAATACTATGGGAATACAATCGAACAACTTAACGGAAATACAAAACCGGCTGAAGATCCGAAACAAAAGGGGATTGTTAGTTCCATTCCATCTTAACGCGGCTCAGGCGTATTACTGGAAGAAAAGAACCCGTAGGAATCTGATATTAAAAGCCAGGCAGAAAGGACTCAGTAAAATCATAGACGGCGACCAGCTCATTGATTGCATCAAGAAGCCAATCAACGCCGTGGTCATCTCGCATGAGAAGGGAGCGACACAACGTCTGTTCGCAGCGGTGAAAGGATATATTGACAACATGCAAAAGAAGCCGACGATCAGCATCGACTCGAAGTCGGAAATCAAATTCCCGTGGCGTGGGAGTTCTTACTTCATCGGAACGGCCGGACAGAAGGCATTCGGTAGAGGGGATACAATAGCCCGGGCGCATTTATCAGAGGCGGCGTTCTATCCGGACCTGGAAAGAATCCTCAACGGTATAGCGGAGGCGGCCGAGTTCGGGCAGATCGATATTGAGACTACGCCGAACGGCCGGGAACAGTTCTATGACATGTGGCAAAAAGCCAAAGCCGGGAAATCATCGTACACTCCGATATTTATTCCGTGGTTTATAGACAACGAATACAGCTCGGAGAGCATGACGGAAGAAGAAAAGCACGGCATTTCGGCAACGGTGCAGGAGATGTTCGCCATCCCGGACAAAGCATTCATGCTGACATTGGACGAAGAGGAAAAAAGATTGATTGAAAGGGTGAAGAACGAATGGGGCATGACGCTGACAGCCGGACAGCTGAAATGGAGAAGGGCCAAGATTTGGGACAAAGGGCAGATGTTCTATCAGGAATACCCGGAAGATGACGTGAGCTGCTTCCTGCAATCGGGACGCTCGGTATTCAGCCAGATCATCTGTGATCCGAAAAGAAGAATCCCGCTGGACGACTTCGAAAGTTATGCGGTGAAGAACAAGATGACCAAGCGAGAGGTGGAGTTGTTCAAAGGCAAACAGCTCTACGGCGGAATAGACGCGGCTGAAGGAACGCCGACCGGGGACGCCCATTCATTCGCGGTCATCGATGTCGACATGAAAACGGGCAAGGGAGTGGTCATTTTTGAAATAACATCCAACCAACCGATAGATGAATTCGCGGAAAGAGTGAAAAAGATATGCAAGGAATTCAAAATCTGGCTGGGAGTGGAAAAGAACGGCGTGGGATTAGCCATGGTCAAGAAACTGAAATCGATTGAAGTGTTGCTCCGGGAATGGGAAACGACCGGAACGAACAGGCCGGTGATGATTACCGATCTGGAAGAAGCATATCGAAAGGGCGAGCTGATCGAAACCTATCCGGCGGCCGAGGATGAATTAAGAGATATGGAATACGGCGAGAACAACCGGGCCGACCACAAGAAGGGAAAACACGATGACCGGGTATTCGCGCGAGCGATAGCCATGCAGATGCGCAAGCTCCCGATGCCGGGCGTGACCTACTTGTAAACCTGAAAACGTGCTATAATAAATTTAACATAAAAACTATGCAAACCTGGTACCAAAAAGTTATCGGAGCTTTCCGAAAAAAAGATAACGGCGACGTGACGGTGCAGGGCGGGCTTGAGATATTGTCAAAGCTCGTGAGTCCGGAACTCTCAAAGCAGACGATGCTCGAAAAGTATCGCAAGAGCTTATACGTCTTCGCGTGCATCAACAAGATCGCGATGAAGGTGGCGAGTGTTCCATTTGAAATGTTCCGGATACAGAACAGCGCCGGAGATCTGAAAGAGATCAAGACACACCCGGCTCTCGATTTGCTCTACAAGGTCAACCCGTTTCAAACAAAAACAGAATTTCTTGAGATCACCATCATCAACCTGAAATGCACAGGGGATGCTTTTTGGTATAAAGTGCGGAACAATTCGGGAAAAGTCGTGGAACTTTGGAACCTGCGGCCGGACTACATCACGATAATGACCGACCCGACCAACTTTATAAAGGGATATCGGATGACCAAATCGGACGGTACGACGGTAGACTTCGCGCCCGAGGACATCATTCATCACATGTACCCGGACCCGACCAACGCCTATCTCGGACTCTCACCGCTTCATGCGGCGCAAAAAAGAGTACTGACCGAGGAATACGCCACTCAATGGCAGTCAGACTTCTTCCTGAACAGCGCCCGGCCGGATGGTCTGATTAAAAATAAAGAATCGGTGCTGACCAAAGATCAAAAGGATGACATCCGGGAAAGCTGGAACAAGCGACACGGCGGACTGAAAAATGCCTACAAAGTGGCCATCCTCGAGGGAGGGCTTGAGTATCAGCTCATCTCACTATCGCAAAAGGAAATGGATTATATCGAGTCGCTCAAGTTTACTCGGGATGACATTCTCGTGGCGTTCCAAGTGCCGAAGCCGATCGTGGCCATCGTGGACGATGTGAATAGAGCGAACAGCGAAACGGCCATGTACATCTTCCTGGCTGAAACCATCAAACCCGAAGTGGACAGGCTGGTAGAAAAGATCAACGAACAACTCATATACCCGGACTTCGGTGATGAATTTTTTATCAAAGCGGTGGATCCGACACCTGCCAACCGGGAACTGGAACTCAAAGAGAACGAGATGGGACTGAAGAACCGCTACCTTTTGATAAATGAAGTGCGAGCCAAAGAGGGACTGCCGCCGATCAAGGGCGGGTGGTCGTTTTATGGTACGGTGGCCGAAATCCCAATGGGCGGATTATCAACCAGCGAGCAGAAATCGCTTTATAAAAAAATAATGTCGGACGAAAAAGAGAACGAGAAACGGATCACCGAAGCAAAGACGGTGAAGAAGTTCGACTGGCGCGGCAAGTTCTGGCTGAAGCAAAAGTTCATGATCTACGAAACACTGGTCGAATCGACGACCAAGGCCATGAGCGGCAAGAAGAAAAAGAAATCAACCAGGAAAAAAAGCCATTTTGTTTCATTGCTCAAAGCGCAGGAATCAAAAGACATGTACGCCGATATGGTAAACAAAGCGATCGATGCGAAATCCGACAATCTCAAGAAGGCGGCCGACGTGTTCTTCTCCGGACAGAAGTATCGGGTGCTTGGCGAACTCTCAAAGAAGAAAACCAAGGAATCGCAAAAGAAACTGAACGGATCGGCCATATTAAAATACGACAAAGAGGTGGGGTTATCCACAGAATTCATCCTGCCGTTTATAGAACAATATCTCAAGGACTCGGCGCAGGAAGCGTTGAATATGATCGCGCCGCAGGAGGACTTTCAGGACTCTAAAAGGATTCAAAAAATAATTCAAAAGCGCGCAGACTTTTTCGCGGAGTCGGTGAATAGTACGACTCTTGAAAAGCTCGACAAGACGCTCGCCGAAGGAATAGCGGAGAGCGAAGGCATCAAGGAACTCATGGACCGCGTGGAAACGGTCTACGAGGAATTTCCGCTGTACCGATGCGAGCTTATCGCCCGGACTGAAGCGACGGTGGCGAACAATGAGGGAGCGCTCGAAGGATTCCGCCAGTCGGGAGTCGCGACCGGCAAGGAATGGATCAACGCCGGGGACTCGAAAGTGAGGGACTCGCATGAGAATGGAACTGGAGTCGGAGGGGAAATCGTGCCTCTTGACAAATCATTCTCCAACGGTCTGATGTATCCGCAGGAACCAAACTGTAGATGCGTGCTCGGACCGGCCTTCCTCGAGGACTAACGGCTATACACAAATAAAAATAAACATGATATAATAAAAACATGAAAAAGAAAAAACTTCTTCAGGAAAAAAAGGAGATTTCCAAAGCATATTCATTTGAAACCAAGTCCATCGACAAGGATAATTTCACCATCGAGGGAATCTTTTCAACGGAAGATGTCGACCGGCACGGCGAGATCGTGATGCAGAACGG